TATTACAGGTAGCGTATAATCTGATTCAGCTATTAATGTTTCTGTTCCTGCTAAATTTCTTTTATATATTCTAAAGAAGAACTCTGCTTGACCTGTTCCGTTTGTTCTGCTTATATTACCAATGGTTTTAAAATCAAAAATCCCGGGATTTCCTGATATAATATTCGCATCTGTAACTAATGAACCAACTAATTGTCCAACTGATGTTATAACTCCTGTTGATACATCTACCGCAGTTGCATTATATCTTGTGTCTGCAATATTTCTAACAAGTACAGTATATCCACTTATATCTGAAGCAGTTGTTGTAGCGTATAAATCTAATGTAGAAGGTAAATCAGCTGAAGTTAAATAAATATTATTGTCAACTGAACCATCAGCCTTTAAGAATTGATAATCAAAACCGCCTTGTTTAATTAATTTTTGTGCAGTTATATCATTCAATCCTAAATCGACATCAGTTGTAGCACCTGTATATGGAACTAAATTTGTTATTGAAGGTATAGTTGGTTTATTTAATATTTGAGCATCACCACTTACTGCATTCCAATCTGCATTTACATTTACCTCAGCACCTGTTGCAATTCCACTTAATTTATTCTTTTCAGTAGTTGTATAATCATTTAACGTAGCACCTGCTAAAGTTCCATTTCCTAAAGGCACAAGTGCATCATCTCCAGTATCTGAATTAATGGTAAAATCAGTTGCAGTTTGTGTTGTGCTTAAATTTGTAACGCCACCACCGCCTCCGCCTCCTGTAACTTGATTAATATTTACAGTAGTTAAATTAGGATTTACAGTTATTGCAACTGTTTCAACTGTTTCATAAACATTAATATCTATTATATCGTTTGCCATTATCGAGTTACATCATTAGTTATTGAAAAGTTTCCACTTATATAAGTCTTAACAGTACCATCTGCTTTTATTAATTCAATATCATAAATATAATTATAAGCATCTAAATTTATAATTTGTTTATTGATTCTAAATGAACCGGTAGCAGCATTTGTAATTGTTATTCCAGCACTTGCAACAGATGTTAATGAAAGAAATATTACTCCTCCATATTCTTTTCTTAATTGCATTCTTAATGTACAACCTGTTAAGTTTAAAGCAACTGAATTAACAAGCATTTGAAAGTTTACTAATTCAAATGTATCTCCTTTTATATGTGTAAAATCTAAAGCCATTATTTGTCTTTATTTAGTTTGTTTAAAAATACCTCTAACTTTTTTACGTTAGTTTCTTTTGGCTTGTATGTTTCTTTTATATTCATCTTTTAAACTATAATACCCAACCAACAAAAGAACTATTGTGGTCTGGAAATACATCAGCATTTGAATTAGCAGTATATTCAGGGAATAAATTTTGATTAAAACTCATATAATCTATAAATCTATTTGTGTAAGATTGTGCAACATCTCTTTCTTTTTCAATTAAGAAATCTATTTCAGACTTTTCAACTGTAGAACTGTTTTCAGAATTATGTTTGAATACTCCTTTATTTGATACTTTATAGGCTGCATAAGGTAAAAACTCTACCATTGCCCAATGTATTACCATTGGTTTAATATATTTGCTTAAAAGCGTTGTATATGGATTTGCTAAATTACCTGCTACAATTCCATCATTTATTTTGTCGTATAGTTTAGTACCTAAATAGTTTTGGATGTGTAATTGTTGTGCCTGAAAAATATATTGAGTATATATATCAGGGTCTAAATTACCATTCAAATTAGTAAATTTAACTATGTCATTTGTGCTTATGAATAATCCTTGTGCCATTTTTAAACGTCTTTAGGTAAATTTTTATTATTTGGATGAAAACCTTTCAAAGGCATATCATTTGGCATCATTGCTACTTCTTTTGCGTTTCTAATTCTATAACCATATTTTTCAGCAGTTGCAACAGATATTGTTTTTGCATTAGGATTATTAACATCAATTTTAACACCTTCCATATTTACAAAAGTCTTTCTTAAAAATTTATGATGGCATCTTGGGCCACCTTTATATAAGAAGATATTATAAGGAGTATTATTGTGTTCAAATCCATCATTAACTAATTTAGAATTTACATTTTCTAAATCTTCTTTTCTGTAAACTCTACCGTTATTTGATGCAGTCATCATTTTTTGACAAAATTCTCTTTCTGGACTTTGATTACCTGTATAAGAATATCTTGTAATAAATTTAAAACTATCTATTGTTTCATCTTGTGAAGATTTAGCATTTGGTCTTGAACTGACACTTGTTGCAAATTTTACAATTTTTGATAATATACTTTTTTTATTTAGATTGTTAATTTCAGAATCTAATTCTTCTTCTGTATCATAATCAACTTCAGTTTCATCAACACAAACCCAATTATCAGAAAGTATTTCGCCTTTAGAAGAAAGAAAATCATCTAATTCTACATTATTATCAGCAGACATTTTAACCCCTGTTTCTTCTTCCATTGTTTCAGCATTCATTCCTGATGTATCTACAAATTCTAAAGGTTGTATTGTTTTAAAATATAACTTTAATGATATATTGTTAATAGCTAAAATAGCGTCTAATGCTTCAATTATTTCTAATTGGTATGGTTTTATTACTATGTTGTCAAATAATAGCGTAGCAGTCTTTATTTCGTCTGCATTGTTACCTAAACCACCATCTCCTGTTCTAATTCCTAATAACATTGGAGAAGTAACTCTATGTCCTACTATTAGTTTTTCAAAACATTCTTTTGACAAATATTCATAATGTGCAGGAGCATCATTTAAAGGTAAATCTTCTACAGTTGTTTTTGATTCAGCATTACTATTAAAAGCTACAATAACCTTTTCACCTCTTGCACCTGTTAATTTACCAAGTACATCACGTTTCATTTTATCACGCATTTCTTCTGAAGGAATACCATTATTGAAATTGATTACTTTTGTTCCACTAAATCCGTTTTGACAATCATTTATTTGATAGTCTGCAATGTTTTCTTCTAATAAAGCATAAGGTAAAGAACCAGAATAATCAATAGGACTGTAATAATCAAATCCACTTACATATGGTTTAATAACATATATTTCAACTTCATTACCATTTCCAAAACCAAAAGCAGGAATACGTTTAGCTTCTTCAGATGGTTTCTTTTTAGTCCAATCAGGGAAATAATACCAAGCTTCAATTTGTCCTTTATCATTACATTTTTCTGCTCTTAATGTTTGCATTGGAAAGTGAAGAACTTGTTTCACTTGTTTCTTTTCCATTACAATTTGCATTGCAGCCATTCCTAATAATTTTCTTTCTAAAGCTACTTTCTTTACATCAGCATCTTTAATAAGTGATTTGAATTGAGCATACTCATTTGGTTTACGATTAGAATCTAAAGCATCTAATCCTTTGCCATAAATCATATTAGTAACACCTGTTATAATAGCACCGTTTGTAGCACTATAAATATACCTATCTATAAGATATTGAAAGTAATTATTATCACTTCCGTATTCTATGTAATTGCTCTTTTTGTTTTCTTGAATTTGAGGACTTGTATAAGCACTTAAATTAACTATTGATATATTACTCATAAATTACAAATTCGTTGTTTGTAGTGTTTGCTACGTATTGATTTTGATTAACTGTGTATGTACTTGTTTCTTGATTTGTACAAAAAACTTTGTCTTTATAAACTATGTCGTTATTATTCTTAATTGAAAGATTATAGAATGTATTTTCTTTTAAATTAAAAACTGATGTTGTTGTTAAATAATAATCTGATAAAAAGAAATCAGCAGCAATAGTTGTTTCACTTCCTGTACTTTCATTTCTTAAAACAATAGTAGTAGCTTTTAATTCACGTGGAATAAAGCTAAAAGTTTGTGCAGTATTTTGTTCTTTTAAAATTATCATAATATTTTTTTATAATAATAATTTAAACATAAAATTGTTTTAAAACAAAAAAGGCATACTAATTAAAGTACACCTTTTTAAAAAAACAAACAAACAAAATATTATGCTACAGTACCTTCAACAATAGAAGCTAATATTCCTGTAGTTAATGGTCCAGTAACAAAATTAGCAGGTATTTTTTCCATACCTTGAAATTCCATTTTATAAGATGAAGCATCACCCATTGCAGCACCTGTAGATACTGTTGCAGTTACTAAATCCATTCCTTTAGTCAAACCTGCCATAAAGAAATTACCATTGTTATCTTCAACTATAACCTGTGGACGTCCATAAGCTAAAAGTTTAAGTTGTTTATGGTCTGCAATTGTTAATTTTTTAATATCCAAAGATAATTTTTGGTCAACAAAAGTAGTACCATTGTCTCTTGAACTTGTTACAGTTTGCTCAAAAGTTGAAGTTCCTTTTAATTCATATTTGTAACCAACTGGAGTACCACCTAAAGCAGTGATTACGTCCTCTTGTCCTGCAGTTGCAGAATATGTTACTGTTGTAGCATCACCCCAATTAATGAAGTAAACTGCTCTTAATCCTCCTAAACTGTCTTTACATTGAACAGCTCTTCCTAATGATATATCGCAAGGCATAATTTTATATTTTTAAAGTTAAAAAAAAAGGGATGGCATTTTACCACCCCTTTGTTAATATACGTTACTAATTATTAGTTAGCAGCGTTTGTAATACCATAAGTAGTAATATCAGCAACATTACCGTATTGAACCGCAGCAGTAAAACGCATTACAACTCTTACGTTTTGTGAACCATCAACTGGAGACATATCAATTACTTGAACTTCGTTTTGGTCATTTAATAAACCTGTACCAAAGTAAAGGTTAGATTTTTGAGCAGCAATTGCAACAGTTGGAGCTAATCCATTTGCAACAAATATTTTTATACCATCAAAAGAAAGAGAACCATTATTATACCATTGTGTTCCCATTGCGTTTGTACCATTAGCACCTAATCCACTTGCTCCAAATCCTCCTAAAGCTCTAACGTAAGCTCTTGCAGTTGCTTGAGAGATATAAAGATACAAATCTTCTTTTCCGTAAAGTGCAGCAGGAATAGCATCTACTAATTTACCAAGTTCAGCAACAACTGTAGAAGCAGCAGTAATATTAGTTGAAGTAGCAGCAACTTCTTGAGTAGAAGGTAAACCAGCATCAGCAGTAAGTAATGCAGTAAAACCATCAAATTCTCCAGCGTTAGCAGTTACACCTTTCCAGATGTTGTTTTCAATTTTTTCAGCAACTTTAGCAGCTACGTGAGAAATTAAATAATCAGCAAATGTTGGAGGCAAAGAATCAAAAGCAGAATAACCTTGTTGAATCGCCATCCAAGTTTGGTGAAAATCTTTTTTACAAAGTTGTAAATTTACTTGAAATTCTTCAGGAGTAATAATTTTTTCAGCAATAGTTACAGTAGAAGTAGCACTAAAATCACAGGTAGAATTGGCCACAATCGCATCAGTATTGATTCTGTTGATTACCTGCTTAAATTTGATATTAGGTAATACTTCAATACCACCATTTGCAATAGTAGAACCAGAAAGTAATGCAGCAGAAATATATTTTCCTGCAAATTCTCCAGCATAAGTAGGAGAAGTAATTGTTGTTGTAGTAGGCATAATTTAAATTTTTTTAGTTAAAAAGTTTTGCCATAACTATATCTTGCGTAGTCATTTGGCGATTAGTTGATATTTTATTTAATCTTAATTCAGATTTAACTTCTGGAGAGTGTGTTAATGGTTCAACAACAACATCAGAACTTAATTCTTCTTTAACAACTTCTTTGCTTAATTTTAATTCAGCAATTTCAGTACGTAGTTTTTCAATTTCAGAAAAGAACATTTCTTTAGAAACTGATTCAACAATTCTTTTAGGAGTAGCTACTGCTTCAGCTTGTGCTTCAACAACAACTTCTACTTCAGTTTCAGGAGTTTCAACTTCTGCTTCCGGTTCTTTAATTTCAGCAATAACACCTTCTACGGTTACAACTAAAATCATCCCATCTTCAAGTTCGTATTCTCCAACAGGCATAGGAATTTTTTCCTCACCGTTAATAATAAAAACATTGTTATCCATTTCAAAAGCATCAGCTTCTATAACAGTAACTCCATCTTTAAGTTTCATTTGAGCAAGTTTAACTTCCATCCCAAGTAAAGTTTTAATTTCGTTTATCACATTCATATCAAATTTTTTTTATATTAATTATTTTTATAACACTTTGTTATAAATTACGTTGTTCTTGTTGAAATTATATTTCCTGCTCCATCTCTAACTACCGCAGTAGAACCTCCAACTAAAGTTCCTATTCCTTGTTCTGATAATTCCCCATTGCAACATTTTTGCGAGTATTTACCATCTTTGCATAAGCAACCTCTATTACCACCTGTTGGTGAACTTGTTTTTCCCATAATTTTATTTATTAATTTCAGCATTAGTTATTATTGATTTTATTTTATCTATTAATTCTTGTTCTTTAGCAAGTTCTAAACTCATTTCTAATTTGTCACTAAAATATCCTTCGATTGAAAATCCTTTAACCTTTCCTGTTTTTACAAAGTCATTCCATATAGCATCATTATTAACTTTCATAGATACCATCCAAGTGCCTACAGGAGCATTTAAACCATACTTTTTAGATTTATCCATTTCAGTATCTTCTACTATCCAAGATTCAACTACACTTAAATCTTTTAGTTTCTTTTCGTGTTCTAATGTTGCATTGTTTTGATTGCTATTCATTAAGAATAATTCACTTGCCTTACGTACTGTATCATTTGAAAAGAATATATAATACTCATCATCTCCATTTTTACGGTAAATGTTTTTATTTGGTATTAATGCAGCACCCATTAAAATCTTCTTTTCATCGTCAACTTTAGCAAGTTCTAAATGCTCACTTAATGCAATGAAATTAGATTCTATTGCAGGAAATTCAACTATTGATACTGCTTCTATTCCGTTTAACTTTTCAGTTTCGTCTATTATTAATTCAACTATTCTCATATTATTTTTTTAATTATAATTAATTTATATTTATTTTGTTTATCCTATTGAAGCACTTGAAATTATATTTCTGTCTAAACTTTGAGCAGTTGTAACATCATTAGAAACTACATAAGCCTTTATAGGTTGTTGTTGTTGATTTGCTATTGTTTGAGCAATTTGGTTTGTTGCACTTGCACCTACTACGTTAAATGCAGGAGCAGTAGGAGCAGAACCTCCACCACCTCCGCCACCTTCTGTAGCACCGCCACCTCCACCACCAGTAATAGATTTTGCACCTGATATACCTGCAGCTAATATAGAAGCAATAGAAGTTGCAGCACCTATTTTAGTAGCTATAATAGAAGCAGCACCTACTTTTAAATTTGTTAAATAAGATGGATTTGGAACTCCTGGACCTAAAAAAGGAGGATTTAATGGTGTTGGAGCCATTGATGCTTTTGCTAATCCTATTGCTTTTGCTGCTCCTACTACTACATCTCCTATTGCTAATCCTTTTTGAACCGCTAAAATCCCTAATGCAACTGCTTTATTTTTGCCTGCAAATTGTTGTAATATATTTAAACTTGTATCTAATGCATTTCTTTTTGCTTCTCTTACCGCTTGTTCTGCAGCTAATTCCTTGTCTGTTAATTCTTTTGTCGCTGCTAATTTTTCTTCATAAATAGCATATTCTGCATTAGCTTGACTTATTAAAAATTGATTTGTTAATTCAGTAATATCTAAATTATTTGCTAATAAAATCTTTTTACGTGCTTCATATTCCCTTAATTCTTTTTGTGCAGGTGTTTCTTTTGCTTTCGCTAATTCATCTAAAATACCTATTGCATCAGTAGCAGATTGCATTTCATCAGATAACCTTTTTTGTTCTTCTTCACTAATTTCTTTATTAGCTTCTTTAACAGTTTTTACTTCATCTTTTTTATTTTCCTTTTTAGATTTTAATCTATCATCATCTATTTTTTTAAGTTTTCTATTTAATTCTAAAGCATAAGCTCTTTGATTTGCACCATCTTCTTCTACTAATTTTAAATACTCATTTTTAGCAGCAATCTTTTGTTTTGTATATTCATCTAATTGGCTTCCGTGTTCTTTTAAATATTGCTCATTATTCTTTAAAGATTTAGCTGCTGCTGCTGAAAGTTTTTCAACTTCTCTTTCTGCTTCTGAAGTTGCACCTATAAAATCAGTTATTGCGTGAACAACAAACATAACTCCATCACCAACTAATGACAATGCAGGTATTACTCTTAAAATAGTTGCTTTTACTTTATCAAAATTAGCTATTAACATTCCAACTGCAACAACTAAAGCACCAATACCTGTTGAAATTAATGCTCCTCTTAATAATTTTAATCCTGTAGTGGTAGCTGCAGTTACATAAGTATAAGCAGCAGTTGCGATTGTTAATGCTCTTTGTGCAATAGATGTGTTTTTTATTACTGTTGCAAGTATTTTAAATTGGTCTACACTTTCTCCAACCGCTTGCAATCCACTTGCAATAGCCATTGCAGATTGAACTTTTAAAATAGCAGCTTCTACATCTTTACTTTCAGTACCTAATGCACCCATCAATCCAGTTACCGCAGAAAATCCACCTGCAACACCTGCTAATGAGCCACTTAATGCTCTAAATTTAGCATCAGGATTAAAAGCTTCAGTTAATGCTTTTGCATCTCCAATTCTATCAGATAATTCCGCTGCTTTTTTTGCAGCGTTTACTGCTTCTTTAGATGTTGCTCCAAACTTATCAGATAAAATAGCTACTTCTGCTTGTGCATTTCTTAATTGAGTTCTTAAACCAGATACTGATTGTTGAGCATCAGCTAAATTTGATTTTATTTCTAACTCTATTGTTTTCTTTTCAGCCATTTTATTTCTCTTTTGATTTTATTAAATCCTTGTTTTAATGTTGTTGGTCTTTGGTATTTTCCTTTAGCTATTTCAATAAGTTCACTTTGTCCGTAAAATTCATCTAATGCTAATAAATCTAAAATGTGCTTTATCATTCTCTTTGGTCTGTTAATAGTTCAAATTGTACTAATCCTGTTGTTAAGTCTGTTGTATAGCTATTAATTAAATATTTAGCATCACGTATAATGATGTTATCGTTTAATTTAAGCGTAGTTAATATACTTGTTGGTAGTATAGCACTAACTTTAATTAATCTTGCCTTTAAATTGTATATATTAGCAAAGTATTGTTCATAGTAATTTTGATATAAACTATTATTTACAATTTCATTTGTTAATGTACTTTGTTGTTGATTAAAATTCAATCCGTATGTTTCACCACTTATTAAAGTTTCTTGTCCAAATGCTTTATAAGCAGTTACAGTTGTATTGCTACCAGTTCCACTTGTTGCAGTAGAAATATAAAAAGTAGTTCCAGTTAATGTAGTCAATGCACTTGGATTGTAGTCATATAAAATAACTGGCTTTGGAATATATTTTTGATAGTCTGTTTTTAAACAATATCCTACTTGTAATTTATCTTTTAAATTTGAAAAGTTTAAATCTTCAAAAGGTAGTTTTACAGAATATTCTTCACCTTCTGTTATTGGATTATTTACATAATAAAGTGAACCATATTCAATTCCAGCATTTGAATTAAAAGCTACATTTACAAATGATTCACTTTTCTCATATTCAAAGTTTATTCTCTTATATGTTTTTACTCTATTTAAAGCCTTCTTATCTTGTAATACGTACTTTGTTATGTCTGTATCAATTCCAGCCCCGTAATAGCTTTCTAATTGCTCTACTGTATAATTTATTCCATCAGTTGAATAACAAGTAAGATTAAACATTTTTAATAATCCAGAAAAGAAATCTTCTATTTTTATTTCTGGCATATATGATTTTATTGGGATTAAAGTAGAAGCAGTTAAAGTTTGATTTGTTGCTTTTGTTATGTTTTGATTTATAAAATAAAGCACGTCTGGATTTGGAACTTCATAATTATATCTTGAAACTAAAAGAACTCTTGTTGTAAATGTTAAATTAGAACTTGATGAAATAGTAAAGTATATTTGTTCATTAAATGATTGATAAGCAACTTTAAAATAATTCATTACATTTTGTTCTGATGTTGATGTAATAATATTAACAGTAGAATCTAATCCATTATTTGTATATAATCTTACTGTAATTGGAACATTAGCAACATTAAATGTCATATATAAACGTACATATCTATAATAATTTATATCAACATTATTAAAATTACTTGTTAGTATTTTATTATTTAAAATAGGTGGTACTTGGAATAAATTTATAACACCAGCTACTGGTGGCGATGGTGAATAAGTTAATGCTCCAACAGTATCAAACAATATTAATACTTCTTCATTTATAGCTTCAAATTCATCCGCATTCTTTAAATATAAATAAGCATTTGTAAACCTTGCATCATTATTCAAAAAGTTACTTGGTTCTGTTGCTGTGCCATCAAAGTTAATTCCAAATTGAGTTTCAATCATATTTAAAACTGCCCGTAATCTTAATGCTGGAAATAATTCATTGTATCTTATTGGTGTATTTGTGTCGTTTATATCATCTAATCCACTACCACCATAAACCCAATTCCTTGCAGATGAAATTAAAGGAAATTTAATATCTGGATATGCTGGACTTGTTGTTTGTGTTGTTACTTTATTTTTTACTAAATCAGCAGTATATTCAAAATCGTAAGTTGTATCTAATGTCAAATCTTTTAAATACTTACCAGCAAAGGTATCTTTTAAGTTACCTAATATTCCAATAAAAGTAATTGAATAGTCTTGTGCTTGACCATCAACTACATTTGCACTTTCTAATTGAATTTTACCTTTACGAAAAGGTATTGTATCTATTTCAATATATGTATCAGCTTTAATTAATGTACTGAATGGAGCATCATTTGAGTTGTCATACCAATGTTTGAAAATCTTGTTGTTTTGTTTTGATGCTGGTACAGTAAATGTTTGACTAAAGTCTGTGTAAGTTTTAGAAATATCATTTATATTCTGTATAGAACTTGTAACACTTATCTTTTCATCATCAAATAAATCAACTCTATTGTAATCTAAAGTTACTGAATCTTGAATATATATTCCTACTGTTATCATACAACATTATTTATTAAATTATATGCATATTCAAATTCCATTTCATAATTTATCAATCTATCTTTCAATGTATTTTTATAAGTAATTGATTTGTTTTTAATCAATACCGGTTTGCTATCTAATAATATTGTCTCACTAAATAATAAGTCTTTCAAAATAATATTCATTGACTCATCTACCCATCCGGTATTGCATTTTATAAAATCATTCCCATTTGTATTAAATGCTTTCTTTTGACCTTTCAAATAATTATAATTATAATCTTGCAATAAATTGTAAGTAGTATTTCCCATAGTACTGCTTTCCTCTTTTGCTTTCATAAAGTAAACATTTTCCCAACCACCTTTTTTAGAAATAAAAGAACATAACAAAGGTGTATATTTGCATTCTTCGTCTGCATCAATTGTTCTTTCCCAGAGTAAAGTACTACCTCTATACAATCCTACTCTATAAGGAAATGTTGAGTTCCAATATGGTGATTGTAAAAATACTTTTTTAACTATTGGATTAGTATTTGCGGGTGTTATGTCAATTGAATTTGTAGCACTTCCATCGGTGTATTTTACTGAATAAGTATTTGAACCACTTTTCTGTAATAGCACATCTATATATGAACCAAAATAAGATAAAGTATCGCTTGAATTTAAAGCATTAATACTTATACTTGAATCTACTTTTATAAGCGTATTATCAACTGTATAAAATTGGTCAATAGTTGGATTATAATGGATTATTTGTGTTACTGGTGTATAAGTATAAATTGTATCGTCTGTATAAACTTTTAAATCTGATGTCATTGGTAATACATCAACATTTAAGTCTGCATTCATTCCATCTACATATTCAGTATATCCATCAACTGCAAGATAAGTAGTTGCTGAACCTATTTCAGCTTCAACTCCTCCAATAGTTCTATATTTTCTAACTACAACTGAACAATAAATATTTCCACTTTCATTTACATTAGCATAGTCCGGATTTATATTATTTAAATATTCTAATACAAAATTAGATATATTATAATAAGTTCCATAATCAACTGTTGATGCAATATTTTTAGAAAATGAATAACTTTTTAACAAAGTACCAGCACTTGAACTTATATCCAATGTCAAACGTGTTGAAGTTTGAGTTGCTACTTTTATTTCAATTATATACGGACTTCTTGCGAATATTATATTTGCCATTAGTTACCTTCTAATATGTTAATTCTTGCAGTTAATTCTTGTATTGCTTTAATCATAATCGGTAAAAGATTTGTATATCTTGCCTCTAATTGTTCTGGGTTTGAATCAGAAACTAAATCTAAATTTTCACCTATTAAAGAATCGTTTTGTAATTCTAATAAATCTTGAGCAATAAATCCAGCTGATTTAATTCCAACTCTACCTTCATCTCTTTGATTCCAAGTAAATGTTACTGGCTTTAATTTATTTACAAATTCTAATCCTTCTGTTATTTCTACTATGTCTGTTTTATCTCTTTCGTCAGATAGTGAAGTAATAGTTTGAACATTGCATCTTAAAGCGTTTATTGACGTATTTCCTAAAACAATTTGATTAGAACCATTTGCTTGACAAGCCGAACCTAATCCTCCAACATTATTATATAAAGTATTATTTGAAAGTGCTCCAACACCTATTGCAGTATTATCTACTAATGCAACTTGATTTAATAAAGCATTAACTCCTATTGCAACACAAGATGAACCTCCAACATTATTAAGCATTGCTTGAGAACCTACTACAGTATTTAATTCTCCGCTTTGTGTATTAGCAGAAGCACTTGCACCTATTGAAGTATTATTGGTTCCAGTTGTGTTTGATTGACCGGCAGAAGCACCTAATACCGTATTACTTACAATATTACCAGCACCTCTACCAACTTTAATTCCGTTTACAACTGCATCTGAATTAGCAGATACTGTTCCTGTAAAAGTTGGAGAAGCAATATTTGCTTTTAAATTTAGTGCAGTTTGAGTTGCAGTTGATACTGGTTTATTTGCATCGCTT